GTCACCCATCAGCCGAGCCAGTGTCTGTTCGTGGTCATAGTCAGTTTGCAGGTAGTGGTAGACGAAGGTTTCCCACATGGACGCGGGATCCACCTGCTCTCGCCGGGCGCGCTTCCAAACTGCCCGCGCATCGTCGGACGAGAGGCCCTGGTGGCGCATCAGCCGTATAACCTCCTGCTCCTGCGTCGTAGGACGCCACTCTGATTCTGGCAGGTGGCTCTGGTCTCCCTCGTCCGTCTGTTCGGCGGTGGGCCGCTGTGGGGCGCGGGAGCGCGCATGGTCAGGAATGCCATCTCGAAACCAGTCCAGTTGAGCGACGATGTTGAGCGGGTTGTTGTCCCCCGCCAGCATATAGGCTTTCAGCACCGCTTTCCACCGCTTCAGCGCCTCCGGAGTGTCTGGCACCATCACGGCAATCTCGGCCATCTGGGCCTTGTTGGGCCAGCGCTCACGATGCTCTCGGAAGGCGATGTTGGCAGGATGGAGCATGTTTGGGTCTGGCTCTTTCGTTGGTGCTCTGCGCCTGCGACCTCGCCGCACCTTTTCCTCTGGCGCGGCGGGGGCGGCGTCGTTCCGCCCCTCCTCCGTTTCCGTTTCTGCTGTTGTGTCTGCTGAATAGTCTCCTGTAGTCTCTCCTGTTATGGACTGTGCGTTTTCAGACAATGCCCTGTCTGAATTCAGACAATGCCCTGTCTGTTTTCGCACAGTGCCCTGTCCGTTTTCAGACAGTGCTTCCTCAAGCCACTGTTCGGATTCAGACAGTGGCTGTGGAGAACTTGACTCATCATGCGGTGGGTTATCCACCCCTTCACCTGCGCTTGTGGATAACTCTGCGCCTGTGGCGGGGGAGCAATGTTCGGTTTCAGCCAATGCCCCATCGGAGCACTGTTCGTCCTCAGACAGTGCTTCCTCCGACCACTGTCTGTGTTCAGACAATGGTGGCGCGGGGGCACGGCGCTCCAACCATGCGTTCCAGCGCCGCCGAAGCACATTCATGCGGACGCGGTAATGGTTGGTGTTGCTGCCCTTGGCGCGGCTCATCTGCTCCTTCACCTCAATCAATTCCAACTGCTCCAGGCGCTTGCGGGCGCTGCGTACCGAGTGGCGCGCGAGACACAGTTCCCGCTGCCAGTCGGCGTCGCTCTTGTAAATCCAGCCGTCGGGGTGCTCTCCCTTGCCCGTCCAAAACAGGAGGCGGCCCAGCATCGCCCCCGCCGCGAGGTCGCCCGTGAAGGCAACAAGGGGACGGTGGACGGTGAAGAAATCGTTGTCTACCGCTGACTCGCCAAGGAGTGTGGAGAGCCAGTTGGGGCCAGATGCCATAGACGCTGCTGTGCCTTCGCGTAGTTAATGAGATACCGTCAGGCCGCGCCGCCGGGCCTCGTCTGCCAAACGCCGCACGGTCTGGAAGGTGCTGCGCTCCCGCCGCCTTACCCGACGACGGTTCGCGCCCGTCATGCTGCTGTCGGTGAGTAGCAGCTTCTGGAAGGCATGGACCTGACGCATGTTGCCCAGGCGGCGCAGGAGGGTTTCATCGTCGAGGCGCTTCAAGGAGGTCATGTCGCATCGCCCTTTGCTTCTGCCTGTTGGAGCAGGGCTGCCCACTCGTTCGCGGTCTCGCGTAAGCTCCCGGCCAGAGCGTGCCAGCCTAGTTGCTCGTATCGGGCAGCCCTAAGTCGGAAGGCGTCAATCCTGCCCCGCGCTGTCGGCGGGCATGCGGCGCACCTCGCGCACGCAGTCATTGTGGATGGCCGTGAAGCGTTCGCCGCGCACCACCTGCCGCTCCACGCCTATCTTGCGCTGCAAATCACCCGCTAGGGCACTGTGACTCAGGCCGTGCTGCTGGACGATGGCGCGCATCGTCTCGGCCAGCTCGTCGTGGCGCTTCCACTTCGCCTCCGTGCGCTCCCGAATCCCCTCCTGGCTCTCGGCGTAGATGAGGTGAATGTCCACTTCCTGTTGCTGGCCGAAGCGGTAGGTACGGTAGACGGCCTGGATGAGGTCTTCAAAGTTATCATCGAGACCGAGGAAGATGCTGGAGTGGCAGTGGCGCTGGAAGTTGCAGCCGAGGCCCGCGATACTTGGCTTCGTGGCGAGCGTCGGGAACTCGCCCCGCGCGAAGCCAAGCAGCCGCTCCTCCTTCTCGTCAGCCGACTGCGAGCCGTAGACGCTGACGACGCCGGGCACCGCCTGCTCGATGGCTTTGCGTTCCGCCTCCAACTGGTGCCAGAGCAGCCAGTGGCGCTCCGGAGCCGCGTCCATAATCTCCTGCATTTTGCGGAGGCGGGCGGGGAGGGTGCGTTTGGCCTCCCGCGCGGCGTCCTGCACGCTGGCGGCACCGTTGCGGAGCATCTTGTGCTGGCCGCGATTGTCGGTCTCGCCCCACGCCTCGCTATGGTCTACCTCGACGCAGTGCCAATGGATGTTGAGCTTCGGCAGCGCGTAGCCCTCATCGGGATAGCCGAGGTCACTAGGGGCGTACAGGAAGAGCGCCCAGCTTGCCACCCAGTGCCAGTAGTCGTCGGCGTGGTGAGGATGGAGCGTGAGGTCGCCCGCCTTCTCCGGGTTGCGCTTGAACCAGCGCGTGAGGGCCTGCCCGCTGTCCATGATGCCGAGCCAGTCGGCGTAGCGGTTCAACTCAAGGAAGGCGTTGGGGCTTGGCGTGGCGGTGGCAACCCACCTGAAGCGCGTTTCAGCGAAGAGGTGCTGGAACACGTCCCAGGTCTTGGTGTCGCGAGAGCGGAGGATGGAACCCTCGTCAAGCGAGACCGCGCCGATGTGGTGTTTGCGGGGGTCAATGTTGCCCTCGCGCAGCCGCTCGTAGTTGGTGATGAGGAAGGGGGTATGGGCGCGGCGGACCTCCTCGTCATTGCGGACGTACTGCACTTCCATGCCCAGGCGCGGCCCGTCCTCGTGCGTGAAGACGTGCTTGGCACCGAGGGGGCAGACGAAGAGCACGCGCTGATCCGTCTCCTCGTGGGCCAGCCTGCCCGCCTCAAGCTGCACCTGGGTCTTGCCCAGGCCGAAGCGTGCCGCGAGTAGCCCGCGCCCCTGACGCATCATCCACTCCGTCATGTCGAGTTGATGCGGGAAGCCAGAGGGGTGGAAGCGGCTGCGGTCCACCTCCACCCCGTAGCGCTCCGCGACCTTGATCTTGGAGTGCAGCAGGGCGTCGTAGGGGTCCATGTGGTCAGCCACGTTGCTCCTCCGGGCGAGGTGAGCGCCATTCACTGAGGCGCAGGAGGCCACAGAGCACGGCGGGCAGGCCGATGAACACGAACGCGAAAGCTAGAAGGGTGTTAGGCACGGGCGTCCTCCTCGATTCGCTGTGGCACGGGTGGGTAGCCAATCACGATGGTCGGCTTGTTGTTGGGTGCGCGGCCAGGGCGGACCTGAATCGTGTGGCCCGGCCAGTCGTCGAAGTCCTCGCTGCCGACGACATGGGCAATCTGCTGCGCCTGAGTCTTGTTGAGGATGAGAGCCTTCTTCGCCTCGTTGAAGAGGACGGTGGGCTTTGTAATGGTGCCGCCGGGGGCGTGCAATTCCTCCCATTTGACCGCTTTGATGGTGAGTACCCAGGGACGGCCCTTGAGCCAGCGGCTGGGCCACGCCTCACTGACCGTGCGCGGGGTGTTGACAGGTTGACCGTTCATGCTACACTTCTCTCCTGACGCGTAGTGCCCTGCGGGGCGCGGGCGGCCTGCTGAGATTCCGGCTCGGCAGGCCGCTTTTTTCATGTCGCGTTCGATGCGGCCCGTTGGTGACCTCCACCAGCCGCATCACGGCGGGGTCCACTTTCGGCGTGATGCCCGCGATGCCGTTGAGAATATCTTTGAGGTGCGCGATGAGGCGGGTCTGCTGGCCGTCGCGCGCCTGCACGTCCACGAGGGTGGCGTGAAAGAGCATGCCAGCGCGATACCAGTCACCCTGGTCAACGGCCTCATGGACCCGGTTGCAGGCGTGAAGGATTGCTTCGTAACCATCCTGGGAGATGACGAGAAGCGCGATGCAAATTTCCTCGGCTTCGTCAATCACCTGTGCAGCGGCTTTAGGGACACGAACTCGCTCGGTTGCCATAATGTTTCTCCTATCCGATAGGTGCCCGAAGTGCGCCCGGTTTCGTCCGGTTGCCCACAAGCGGGCTGTTTTCGCGTAAAATAAATTCAACGAATGCTGACGGCGGGGCGGTCCCAGAGCCGTCACTCGGTGAAGCCACGAGCCAGCGGTGTCCACGCGGCGTCATCGTCAATCGTGACGTAGAGGTGGCTGCTGGTAACGTCCTTCACGGTGGCGCGGCGCGGGGCATCGCCGCAGGGACTGAGAATGAGCACGTCGCCCACGCGGGCATCGCGGCGCATGAGCAGGGTGGGGGCGGGGGTGGGAGCTGCGGTCACGAATGCCTCCTGTCCTGCTCAAAGTACTGGCCTGGGACCGCTCGCACGTAGCGCCGCCCGCCGAGGCACGGAGGAACGATGCAGACGAAGTTGAACATCGGGCAACGCCTACGGAACAGGTGCGGCACATTGGGGTTTCTCCGCAGCTTGTTCATTCCTCTGCCTCCGGCATCCACTCCTTTGGCAGCCAGTAGTAAGTGTCCGTGTGCGATGTACGCGCCCCGCCGTTGATGAAATGTTGGTCCTCTATGGCACCATGATCGTTGAGCAGTTGCTTATTGCGTGATGCCGCCTCACCTACCGTCATCTCGTCCTCGTCAATCACCGTATGGCCGTTGGTGCGGACGTAACGCGTGGTAGGCGCGTCGAGGGAGGGGCCGCGCTCTCCGTCCTGCCGTAACTGCTCCACCACGTCGGTTGAGATGATGTCGAGCCAGCTGCGGACGGCTTCGGCGTCCTCGTCTGTGAGGGTGATGGTACGGGCGGCGGCATAGCCATCTTCGCCGTCCTCCGTGACCGCCAGCTTGAGCACAAGGCTCTCGTCGCCGTCCACCACGTCACAGACCTGGGCGAGGTTGATGTAGCACTCTCCGACTTTGATGAACTGCATGGGGGTGTGTCTCCTTTACTGAAAGGGTTTGGGTGGACAGAAGTCAGACGGTGGCGAGGACGCCATCGAGGGTTTCGAGTTCAACGGTGGCGCATTTGAAGCAGAGGCCGGGCTCCGCGCCGTCGAGCACGAGTTGGCAGAGGTCGGCGATGTGGGTGCGGCGTTCGTCACACATCGTGGGGCCTTCGCAGTGGGCACAGGGGGCGGGACGCTGCAACAGTTCGATGGAGAGTTGCAGGAGGACGACGTTGTGAGCCTGGACGAGGGGACGCGAGGTGAGAGGCAGCAACGACTTCTCGGCCTCGAAGCCGGGGACGATCTTGGCGGGCAGGTAGCGGCCATCTACGGCGGTGATGGGGAGGGGCATGCGGTACAGGCTGTTGCCTTCTAACCTCAAGTAGTTGCCCAGGCCGCCTTCCCAGCGATAGATGAGTTCACCGCCGCCGCGCGCGATGAGGTGCTGGAGGATGGGCGATAGGGACGACGCGAGGATTGGGGGTGTGAATGGCATGGCAAGGGACTCCTTTACAAGGTTGTGTGGGCGGGCGGGCGGTCAGGCGGTAGTAGAACGGGATGGCGAATTTTGTTCAAGTTCTCGGACGCCAAGGTTAAAAAAAAGAGCGTCGGTCGCCTGGCGCAGCACCTCCGCGACGCTGGGCCTGCCATCCGGTGCCCGAAACTCCGGCAACTCTGCCAGTTCGGGGCGGCGCTGGCTTGCGGGCTTGCCGAGTTGCTCAACCAACTCTGCTCGCCACCCCTCCATCATCACGATCTTTCGCTCGGTGAAGACCTTCTCGCTCTGGTTCGCCATCGGTGTTCGTGTCTCCGTATTTTGTGCGAGTTCCCGTATTGTACAGGAAATCTATTGACATGTCAATACCTTTGCGGCTAGGATGGAGGAAAGATGTACGACATCGCGAATTCAGACTGCGGGACCCTAATCCCTATGATGGACGAATCCCTGGCGTCCTATGTAAGTCGCCACGTCGCGCGCGATGGGCGAACCGTTGAAGACATCGCTAAAGCGGCGAATATTGGTCGCACGACACTCTATGACATCAAAGCGGGTCGTGCAGAGCATCCCGACTCAGAGACATTAAAGCGTCTGGCCCCTGAGATTGGCGCGGATGAAGACATGCTGATGTTGCTGGCAGGCCACATTAGCGAGTTACCCGTTGGTGATGTCGACCCGCGTGCCGCCCAGATCGCAGTATGGCTAACGCGATTAACGCCCACACAGCGCGAGGCAGCACTTCAGATGATAGAGGGAGTGCGCGTGCTAATTCGAGGAGCTGGAGGTGATCCAGGTCCAAATGGAGAAGCCGCGCGTGATGAAGCGCGGCTCGATGACTTGGAAGAAGAGTTCAGGGCGGCGGTGGCAGAGTACCGAGAAGAGGGTCGTGAGGTGCTTGAGGACGTGATTGACTGGATGATGCAGGAGAACCCTGACTTGACGAAGGCTTACCTGAAGGAACGGGCAACCCAGATACTAAAGCATCAAGCCGAACGAGGCGGTGAACCCCAGACGGGTCACGCCGCTTCTGCATCCCGATAAAGGTAGCGAGCGGCTGAATGGTCTCGCACTCCTCAACCGGGTCGGATCCGAGGACAACAGCGCGGGCGGCGGCGGTATCGATGTGGGTCATCGGCGCGGCTCCATTCTAACAAAAGCAAGGGCAGAACGCAGATACTAGATTAGCACAGGAGTTCGGTGCTTGTCAATTACAAAACTGTTATCAGGTTTGTGTCCACAAGGGTTTAGGTGAGGCGAGGAGATGAGGATAGCGACGTTCATCATTGGCCTGCTGGTCTTTTTCCTGATGCTGGGCTATTCATGCCTGATGTTCTTCGTTGGAGGTGTAGCAGGGTTTGGTGCGATTGGCGGGGCCATCGGTGCCGTTGCCGCTCTCCTATCGTTTCTTGGTCTAGCGTTTGTCCTGCGGTTGCCGGGCGTTGCTGCTGCGTTGTATTTGAGCAGCGCATTTTTGGCGCTGCTTGCTGAAGCAGCGGATTTTCCAGGCGGGATGATATGGGGGCTCGCGCTCGCTGTTCTCGCGGGCATGGCGTGGATATCCCGCGCGGAGCCACAAGGGGACGAGGAAGGGTGGCAGACGCCTTGAAGTCTCATCGCTGTGTTTCTGCTGACCGTTTGCCTACGATGATAAGATTGTCATAGGAGATTCAATGAAGTTCAACCGTTTGTTGGCTGCCTCCTGCGTTCCCCTTTTGCTGTTGCTCAGTGTTCTCCTGTATACCCCGATAACGGCAGCCCCTAACGCCGCATCGCACGCATTCGATGCTCCCGTAGCTGGCGTGACTCCAACGCCTCTGCCTTTCGTGGCGTTCCCTGCCGAAGCAGACAGTTATGTTCATGAGACGGGATCCGCTACGAACTATGGCGCGCAGCCCCGCCTCCGAATAGACGGCGACCCAGGTGCGCGCATCGAGAGCTACATCCGGTTTACGGTGCCGCCGCTACATGGCACAGTTACCAGGGCCTGGCTATACCTGCGGCCACTTGAGGGCGAAGCGTCCACAGGCGGATTCTCGGTCTATCGCACCAACAACGACTGGACGGAGACTGGAATTACGTGGCAGAACCGACCCGCGCGCAGCCCAAATATTATTTCCGTGAGTGGGCGCGTTGGTGCGGGCGAGCCTATTCGTATTGACGTGAGTTCTTATGTCACAGGGCCAGGGACATACAACTTTGTATTGGCGACCGAAACCGTAGATGGCCTTGATGTGTTCTCGCGCGAGGCGGGACCGGTCAATTTGCACCTTGAAGGCTCAATTCAGACAGAAGACCGCGAGTACTTGCCGTTCGTTCAAAAAGCACCACCTCTCCCGACGGCTACCCCGACGCCACTCCCAACGCCTACCAGCCCTCCGCCTACCCCTGTAGTTCCTGTCCTGCTGAGTCCCCCGAATGGCGGACCATTGCTCTCCATAGCGCCGGAGTTCCGTTGGTCAACTGGCGATATACCGGGCGCGACGGCAGTGATCCTGAACGTCGGGGACCAGGTGTTCATGAATCAGTCAGTTATCTTCTATCCCGTACCTGCTGGCGGTGCAGCCCAGGAGTGGCGCAAGGTGTTTCCGAACAACCTTCAACAGGGAAGGACCTACTACTGGCGAGTTGGGATCCAGTACGCCAACGCTCCTGTTCGGTACTCTCAGGTCTGGAGCTTCACAACGGTCGCGGGTGGCCCCATTCCGGTGACGCCGACGGGCCTAAGTCCCGCGAATGGAGAAACCCTTCAGGGGGGCGACGTGGTTCTACGCTGGGAACCCGTCAACGGTGCCACAGAGTATTGGGTGCGCCTGCGCGCGGTGACGCAGGACCGCTGGTATTCGTTCGCGGCGGCACAGCCAGAGTTGGTGTTGCCCGTTTCAGACTTAGGTTCAGGGGGCGATTACTGGTGGCAGGTTGCGGCGCGAAACTACTATGCGTGGAGTGAGCTGTCCGAGCCTGTGCGATTCACCTATCAACCCTGACAGAGTGTTGCCTGCCCCTGCTTCGGCGGTGAGTTGGGGCAGATAAGTTTCACGAGTTCATAGGTCCAGAGAGAGAGTAAGCCGTGCTCAACATAGGTTGTAATCCGCGCGTCGGGCGCGGTTGATGCCATTCACTGAAAGGATTCTTGATGAAGCGACTCTTATCCACCCTCCTGTTGCTTGTGACCCTGCTCTCCCTCTCCTCCGTCTCCTTGGCCGCGCCGGGGCAACAGGCTCCTGCCTGCGAGTTCTTTACTGAGACTGGCGGCTTCAACGTCTGCGACGACGGCCAGGCGCGGTTCCTGAGCTTCTTTCGCGCCTCTGGCCTGCAACGCATCGGCTATCCCATCTCGCGGCGCTACGAGCGCGACGGGTTCGTGACTCAGGCGTTCCAGAAGGCAATCATGCAGTGGCGACCGGATAACCAGTCGGTGGCGCTGGTCAACATCTTCGATGATCTGCACAACGCGGGCTTTGACCAGACCCTCCTCAGCGCACGCCAGACGCCCCTTCAGTTCCCGCCGGATTGGGATACGCCCGGCGCGACGTTCGAGCAGGTGGTTCAGCGCCGCCAGGGGCTGCTGAACGCACGCCCGGCCATGCAGCAGGCGTACTTCTCCATGAACAACCCTTTGCTTTTCTTTGGTCTGCCAACTTCTGACATCACCGACATGGGCAACCACTACGCCATTCGGCTGCAACGGACGGTATTGCAGGAGTGGAAGGAGGCCGTGCCTTGGGCGGCTGCCGGACAGGTGACGATTGCCAACGGCGGTGACATTGCCAAGGAACTCGGTGGGCTGCCCGCGAGTGCGCTGGCCCCGGAGAGCGGGCCTACGACGCCACCTCCAGCGGCACCGCCCCCAGCCCCGCCCCCAGCGAATCCACCCCCTGCGCCGCCACCAGCGCAGCCAACCCCCGTACCGCCACCTGCCCAACGATGCGACCCCAACTATCCGACGTTGTGCTTGCCGGTTGGACCGCCCGACGTGGTGAATTGTGGTGACATCTCGGCCCGCAACTTCCCGGTGGGGCCGCGAGACCCGCATCGCCTTGATGGTGATAACGATGGAATAGGCTGCGAATCGTAATCAAAGGAGCAGGGAGCGGTCACACCCGCTCCCTGCCGCTCTCTCTTGCCTACGCTGAAGCCGCCAGTCCCGCTAGCGCTAGCCGTCCTCATTGGCCTTGTCCTTTTGGTCACTGCGCGGTGCCTTTGGGCAGGCGCAAAAGGCCCTTCTGCACCGATGCCGACTGCTAGCGCAAGTCCGAACGGGCGTGTGCGAGGGCGGGTGGTTGATGTCATAGATGGCGAGACGATTGACGTTGAGATTCAAGGGGAAGTGTACCGGGTGCGCTACATCGGTGTGGATGCCCCAGAGCGCGGGCAGTGGTTCTACGAGGCGTCAACTCTCGGCAACGCTGATTTGGTGGCGAACCGCACAGTTGAGTTGGAGGCTGACACGTCGGACATGGACCGATACGGGCGATTGCTGCGGTACGTGTATGTGGGAGAGGTGATGGTTAATAGTGAGCTGATACGACATGGTTTTGCGCGAGTAAACAGGTTGTCGCCCAACACTACCTATGCTTATGAGTTTCTGCATTATGAAGAGGAGGCAAGGGAGGCGCAGTTCGGGTTGTGGGCAGGCGATGACGCCGAGCGATGAGTGACTTGGCGAAACTGCTATTGGCGCTACTGGTTGCTCTTCGCCTTTGCGGGCCGACCGGAGGCAGCGATTCAGTGTTCCGCCTGATGGATAGGTCTTAACGCCGACGCCTGCGGGCGTCCTGGCGATAGACGAGCGCCCCTTCTTCGGAGGGGGCGTTTTTCGTTGCCCAACAACCTTGTAGAACATGAGGTCAGACCAAAGCACCGCAAGGCGATATCTGTTTTGATAAGCATATTTATCATTCCTCATATCAAGAATACGATATGCTCTCTCCTGCTCACTTATATTCACTATTGCTCACTAGGCCAGAAGTGGTTACAATGGAGTCGCGCGAAAATTGTACCCCCCGTGACCACTATCTTTATGAGAACGCAATCGCTATTATCTGGTTTGAGTACGCAGATGGTCACTCCACTGCCGCCGCATCCGGCGCTGTCAGCCCAGCATAACAAGGTTCTTGCGATGCTGTCGGTGGGCATGCGAACTCACCAGATTGCAGAGGAGCTTGTCATCGCACCGAAGACGGTGAAAGCCTACATCCGGCGGATGGCACGCAAGCTCGGCATTGAGGTGGATAGCGGCGTTGACGCGCGATTGCTCGTGCTTCGCAAGGCAACGGAGGACCTGATGCTACCGAAGGCATAGTTTGCTCTCCTCCAGAAAGACCCGGCAGTGCTTACGGGGGTGGGCACGGTCCGGGTCTTTCTTTGTGGAGGCGGGTAGATGGAAGCACCTGTGTTGCAGATTGGCGGCATTCTGTTACTGCCGTTCATCGTTGGAGTGATTGAGGTTTTGAAGAGCCAGGGCATGCCGAAGAAGCATGCTCCTCTTGCCAACGCCATCCTGAGCGTTGGTTTTTTTGTGCTGATACAGGTTGTGGCGCAGCGCCCGGAGTGGGAGAGCATCGTGGTTTCCGCACTGCAAGCGGGCTTCGTGTTCCTCTCCGCAATGGGGTTGTACGAGTGGCAGGTGAAGCCGCGCCGCGCACGGGCGGCAATGGCTCCCCGAAGGCCGTTGCGTTGATGTATGCCGGAGTGGGGTCGGTTCGTCCTAGAGGGTGGCCTGACGGCTGGGTTGGTGATAGCCGTCTGGGGTTTCGTGACGGGTCAGGTTATCCCAAGGTTGGCGCACCTGGACGCGCTGAAGCTGAAGGACGCGCTAATCGCGGAGCTTCAGAAGGCACATCTGGAAACGCTGGCAGAGAAGAACGCGCGCATCTCGGAACTCCGCGAGGATTTGGAGCAGGCGCGGACGGAGGCGAACAACTGGCAGCGCATGGCCTTCGATTACCGAACGGTGGCGCAGACCACCTCGCAGACGAGCAAGCAGTTGGCGGCGCACGTCTCACCGGGGGAATTGTGAGCGGGCGCTGGGATGGGCTGCTGGACTGGTTGGCTGGCAGCCGTGAGAGTTTGCCGCGCGAGTTACCAACCAACTTACCTCTGGAGCCGTCGGAGGCAGAGCGGTTGCGGGCGGCGATGCGCCGCGAGATGGCGGTGCTATTGGAAGACGACGCGAGGGTGCGGGCACTGCTCGACGAGCGTGACCTGCTGGCGGGGCGAGACTGATGCGGTGGCTGGCGCTGGCATGGCTTGTGGTTTCGGGGCTGGGCGTACGCTTTACGCGGCTGGCGCTGAATGATGCCTATCAGACACGGCGGGCGCTGGTGGCGTCGGGGAAGAACGGGCGCGCAAAGTTGCTGGTTGATGCGAAGGTGCGGAGCGCGTGGCTGAGGCTCTACTTCAAATTGGTCTGTTTTCTCATTGGTGTTAGTTCCTTCTGGTTGCCGCCGGACCGCCCGGAGAATGGGCGACGATTTCGCGGTGTGGCGGGCTGGCTGCTGCTATCGGTGATTGCGCTGCTGAATGCCGAGACGTGGCTGACGCTGCGGGATACTGAGCGGCTGCGGTTGAAGACACTGGAGGAGCGGGCGAGAGACAGCCTGGGGCGGGGGGAGTAGAGCGTGGCGCTGACAGGGAGGCAACAGGCTTTCGTGGACAAGTATTGCCAGTGCTGGAACGCTGCGGAGGCAGCACGGCTCGCGGGCTACTCTCCGAAGACGGCGCGCTCCATTGGGCAAGAGAACCTGACAAAACCTGACATTCAGGCCGCTATCCGCCAGCACGTCAGGGTCAATGCCATGAGCCGCGACGAGGCACTGCATCGCATTGGGGAGCAGGCGCGGCTGGACCTCAGCCCCTATATCGTCATCGGTGATAAAGGCGATATAAGCGTTGACATAAGCGAGTTGATGGCGGCGGGGCTGGGTTGGGCCATCAAAGGCATCAAGCGGACGAAGTTCGGGCCGGAAGTGGAGTTTCACGACAGGTTCGCGGCGTTGCAGGTAATTGCCCAGCATCACGGGCTGACGAAGGCGAACGCGGCGGGGACGCTGGATGACCCGTTGAACGCGGTGATGTACACCCCGGAGCAGTGGGAGTCGCGGCGGCAGGCGGAACTTGAGAAGGCAGAGGCGACAATGGCAGCGTTCGAGGATGCAGATGGGTGAGTCGGCAGTGGACGAAGCGCGCGGCGTTCCTCATCGAGCACCTGGACCTCGTTGCGGCATCAGGGGTTGAGGATGCGCGGTGGGAGCACTTCCAACTCGCGCATCTGAATGACGACAGCACCTTTAGAATCGAAAACAAGAGTCGGCAGATAGCGTGGTCGTTCATCGCGGCGGCAGAGGCGGTGGCGGAAGCGGTGCTGGACGGTCAGTCGAGCCTGTTCACCTCAATTAACGAGGACGAGGCGGCAGAGAAGATTCGCTACGCCCTCGCGGTGTACGAGAGCCTGCGCGGGGTGCGGCTGCCCAAAAAGAAGCGGGACAACCTGAGCGAGGTGGAATTTGAGAACGGGGCACGGCTCCTGAGCCTTCCGGCCAAGTCCGCGCGCGGCAAGCCACGCTTCAACGTCTACCTCGACGAGTTCGCCCATCAGAAGAACCAGAAGGTGATCTACCAAGGGACGCTGCCCGTCATTTCCAAGGGCGGGCGGGTGCGGATTGGCTCAAGCCCAATGGGCGCGTCGGACCTGTTCTGGGAAATCTTCGAGCAGCCGATACGGGCCTACCCAGGCTACACGAGGAAGCGGACACCCTGGTGGGAAGCCTTTGGCCTGTGTGTCGACCCCGTGACGGCGCGGCGGGAAGCGCCGAAAATGGAGACGCGGGAGCGTGTATATCGCTTCGGCAAGCCACGGCTCATTGCTGCCTACGAGAACATGCCGGAGGAGGATTTTCGGCAGGAGTATGAGACGGAGTTTGTTGACGAGAGCACGGCCTGGATTACCTGGGAGGAGATACGCGCCAATCAGGACGATGGGCTGACATGCCTGCTGGCGATGGCACGCGGGAAGAATCTCGCCCCAGCGCTCGATGTCATCAACAGGCTGGCACTGCTGGTGCGGACGCGGCAGATTGAGCAGGTCTTCGCGGCGGGCGTGGACGTGGGGCGGAAGCGCAACACCACCGAACTGTTCCTGGTGGGGCAGGGCACGACGGGCCACTACCCGCTGCGGCTGGCGGTGACGCTGGACGGGATGGAGTTCGACGATCAGTTCACGGTGCTGGCCCACGCGCTGAAAGAGCTTCCGATTCAGAAGCTGAAGATTGACCGGACGGGGCTGGGAATGGCGCTGACCGAGCAGTTGGTGCGGCGCTTCGCGGCGAAGGTGGAGGGGGTGGACTTCACGGCCCCGCTCAAGCAGTTGTGGATGACCGACCTGAAGATGCTCTTGCAGCAGCGGAAGGTGCCGCTCCCGATGGACCGCGACATCGCCTACCAGCTGCACAGCATCAAGCGGCTGGTCACGGCCTCGAGGACTCTTGTATTCGACACCGAGCGCAACGAGAAGCACCACGCGGACAAAGCATGGGCACTGGCTCTGGCACTGTCCAGCATTGGGCTGGTGCGACGAGCACCGATGCAGGTACAGAAGTACATGGAATGGGATGACTGATGGCGGATGAGGCCACGCACGACCGAATCGAGCGGGAACGGAAGGCCGCGCTGCCCAATGCGGAGCGGGTGCGCGACTTTCGTAGCTACGCGCGTGGCGAGCAGCGCGGCACCCTGACCGTTCAACAGCAGCGGGTGCTCCGGGGCGTGACGGGGCATCTCTTCTGCGACAACGTGTGCAAGCGCATCCTTGGCGAGTTGCGGAACCGGCTGCGGCTGGCGCGGTTCGAGGTGGACGGGACGGGCGCTGCTGCGGAAGCGGTGCTGGCCTACCTGGAAAGCCTCTGGACGCTCAACCAGCTACCGAAGCTGTCGGCGGCGGTGCATTGGGCGATGATGCGCGACGGTAACCACGCGGTAGGGCTGGCGTGGAAGGGGGCGGGCACCGACGGGCGCGTGAACCTGACGCGGGAGCGGTGGTGGAACGGCAAGAGTGGCATCTTCGTCAGCTATGACGATGGCGGGCAGGCCACCTACGCGGTGAAGGAGTGGACCAACGGCGAGGGGCGGCTGCGGCGGACGGTGTGGTGGCCGGAGCGCATCGAGCGGTATATCCAGAATGGGGCTGGCTGGGAACCTCACAAACTTGAGTCGGACGGGGGTGTGTGGCCGCAGCCGTGGGTAGACCGGATCGGGCAGCCGCTGGGCATTCCCATCGTCCACTTCTCGAACGTGCAGGTGCCGAACGACGGGCCGGGGGACGAGGGGCCGAGCGAACCGGACCCACTGTACGGCATGAGCGAGTTGGACGGGGGCATTCTGGGGTTGCAGGATGAAATCAACGACCTGCACCGCGACATCACGGCGGCAGCACGCTTCGCTGGGTTCCAACTGCTCTACGCGACGGGCGTGCAGCAGGCGCTGGACGAGCAGGGGAACGCCATACCCTACACCGTCGAGCCGGGGGCGATGCTGACGGACGGCAATCCTGATTCCCGCTTCGGCACACTGGCACCGGGGAGCCTCGCGGAGTTGCAGACGGCTCTGGAAGTCAAGCTCAAGGCAGTGAGCCGGATGGCGGGAATTCCGATGCGTCTCATCACGGGGGACTGGCCGAGCGGCGAGGCACTGCTGCGCGATGAGATGCCCCTGATTGACAAGGTGGAGACGCTGGGCGCGGCAGCAGGGCCTGCGTGGGCCTCGGTGGGGCACAAGTCCACGAAGATGCAGAACGCCTTTGGAGGCGGGGCGCTGGATGAGCAGTTGTTGATTTCGAGCGTGTTTGTGGCGGCGGCGCGGCGCGACCCGCTCACGATGATTGCGATTGCAAACGGCATGGCCCCGCACGTCAGCGAGCGCGAGGTGCTGATGAGCGCCTTTGGATACTCGACGAAGGACGCCGAGCGCATCATGGCCGAGAAGCAGGCGGAACGGCAGGCAGCGGCGGACCTCGCGGCGCGGCGGCTGGCACCACAACCTCAAGGGGAGGCGAGCGACAAATGAACTGGGCATTGACTGGTGGATGGATGGCGCGGTTCGCTGCGCTGAAGTGGTTCGAGGGCGCGGGGAATGGTGGAGGCGGCACCTCTGGCGGTGGCGGTGGCGCGGCGGGGGGGGGCACGGGCGGGGATAGCACCGCGCTCCTCGAAGAGTTCCGCCGCATGATGCGTGACGCCAATGGGGACCGGGGTGCGCTGGCTGACCGCCTGTACAACCGCGTACTTGAGCAGGATGGCCTGATTGCCACTCTACGCGGGCAGGTGCCGACGGAGGGGCAGGTGGTACTGTCACAGGCCGACGCCGCACGGTGGAAGGCATACCAGGAACTGGGCAAGCCAGACGACCTGAAAACCATCGTCACCGAGCACGGCCACTTGAAGCAGAAGGACGCGGAGCGTTCGCATGACGAGGCGGTGACGCGGGGGGCTGCTGCGGAGGGCCTTGACCCGGCGGTGCTGAAGCCGCTGGCGAAGGGGCTAACCATCGAGCTGCGGCAGGAGGGCGGGAAGGAAGTCGCCTACGTCAAGCTGGAAGGTGGGGACAAGCGGCTGGGTACCTACGCCGAGGAGCACCCCGATTGGAAGCCGATGTTGAGTGTGCTGAAGAAGCCCCTGCAGGCGACAGAGACGGAGACCGGGACGGGCAATCGCGGCGGTGGCAGCGGTGGCAACAACGACGGCGCGCCACCTGCCGCAGGCGCAAAGCCGGACGGGGACAAGATTCCTTTTCGCTTCCAGCAGCCGGGGGATGTTAGCTGGTAAGCACATTATGAGATGTGGGATGTGGGGACAAGCCATAAGGAGGATTGAGCGATGGCAGCAGTAACGCGAGTGAAGGCTCGGCCCGTGACGCCCGTCGGGTACGAGGTGGTGGACAAGGGCAAGCTGACGCAGGATGTGGTGGCGGGAGACCTGTTGACGTTGGGTGCCAGTGGCTGGAGTAAGGCGGCTGCGGGCGCGGCTGAGGCGCATGGTATCGCCTTGCAGAACGGGTACAACGGGCAGGCAGGTTTCAGCGTGGGGATTCAGGGGGAGATGGACGGCTTCAGTGGCATGACACCAGGGGCGCCTCTCTTCCCCAGTGGTTCGGTGGCGGGCGGGCTGGATACAACCCAGCCGACTGACGCAGTGGCGCGAGTGCGGGCGGTGACGGCCACGCGAATCCGGTACAACTTCGTCTAAACGGGGCAAGGGAGACGAGAACGGACAAACCATAGTTCTCAACAAGGAGGGTGGGGAGATGCCTTTTGGAATGTTGGACACGCGGTACATTGACTTTCCGGCGGGGATAGACGAAGCCTACCTGCGCGGGCTGCGGACGCGGGCAGGGGTGGATTTCCAGCGTGTGCTGCGGGAGATTGACAGCCGCCTGGGGGCGCTGAACCGCAGCCTAGACCCGCTGGTGGCGAGCCTGTTGGCGGTGACGACGGAGGCAATCGCGGACGGCTCGGCCCCCGTTGCCTTTGAGGTGGACGAGCGGGGCGAGTACACACTGGCGCGGCCCCAGTTGGTGGAGGGCGCGGCTTGGCCCCTACCGATTCGTGGCTACGACGTGGCATTGGGTTTCACGGAGGATGGGCTGGAAGGGATGAGCCTTGAGCGCATCCTGCTCAACGTGGACAGCCTGTTTGCGGGGTTCCGGCGGCTCTATCGGCGGCAGGCGCTGAAGCGGCTCTACTCGGACGCAGAGGTGCGCGTGGCCCCTACAACCACGATGACCTCACCGGGGTTCGCGGGTAGCGGGACCGGGGAGAACGTCTTCAGCCGCGCTTACCCCGACGGGCAACCGCTGCCCGGTGGGTACACGCACTACTACGCCGCCAACACCTCCAACGCGGGAGAACTGGCGACGCAGATCCGCGCCGCACGCGACCGTCTGAAGAGGTGGCAGAAGGGTCCGTTTGACTTAGTAGCGCCCGCTACGCTCATCACGCTCATTGAGGCGATTTCCGGCGACGGGCCAACCAATAGCTTCGTGAGCGCGGGCGCGGCGCTGGTGCGGCCCGCTCAGGGTGATGCGGAGGCGCGGGTGGACCCCACGCAGTACATCGGCGTGCTCTTCGGCGACATCCGCGTGCAGATGCCCATCGAGGACACGGCCAGCCCGAACATCGCGCTCTTCAAGAGCTACGGGAACCTGAACCCGATGAACCCGCTGGCGTGGCGCTACGATGAGAAGAAGGGGCGGAACGCCGTGCTGCGTTACCGTTCGCTCTACCCACTTGACCAAGCGGTGGTGAAGCAGGACTTCGGCATTGGCGTAAACAACCGCGTGGCGGCAGCGCTCATCTACGCAGCGGCGGGGGCAACGGTCTACGTCGCACCCACCGACCTGTAACCGGAGACGGACGACGGTGGACGGTGGACGGTGGACGAAAGCTCAAGACAACAACAGCCAAGTGAGGAGGCAAACGTGGCGGAAAAGAAGAAGGCGGGCGAGCAGCCGATTGAGCAGCAGGGGGCGGGCACCGCGCCAGACGCGAACAGCCAGCCCGACGAGCAGGCGGACGCGACGCAGAGCATGACCGACCAGCACGCGGAGCAGGCGGCGGCACAGGCCGCTGTGAACACGGAAGATGGGTTGCCGAACAGTGTGCCCGTGCGCGAGGTAGCAGAAGTGACCAGTGCCACTGCGGGGACTGGCGAGGGGACGCCCGTGCGGACCCCGGCAACCACCGTCAACCGCAACGGCACGGTGACAGCGGTGCTGCGTGAGCGCAGTTGGGTGGGACGGCCGCAGGAGGAGATTGCGGCCACTGGCCCGGCGCGCACGCTAGCTGAGGAGCACGGGGTGGACCTGAACGACGTGACGCCGACGGGGGCCAATGGCGACATCCTCGTTGAAGACGTGAAGCAGTTCCTGGGCATCGCCGAGCCGAAGACCGAGGAATAAGGTGAGCTACAACCCCGCGCTGCCAACTGCAAGGGACCGCCTGCGCTTCGCGCTGGGGGATACTCAGGCACCGCCCGACGAACTGCTGCCCGACGCCACCTACGACGCCACGCTCACCACGTTTGGCGGTGACGAGAAGCAGGCGACGCTGGTGCTGGCCGAGGGGCTGCTGGCCCGGTATGCCCTTGAACCGGACAGTGTAGACGACGAGGGGCAGAAGGCAAGCTGGAAATTTCGCTTGAGTCAGTGGACGATGAAGGCGAACCAACTACGCGGCGAACTGGCAACGGCATCGGCCCCCACGCCGCTGGGGTTCCAGACCCGCCTGCCGCAGCGGGCGGGGGAGCAGCACAGCGAGTACCGCGCGGGGGACCGTGCCCTGGATCCGGCGTGGTAGCGTGAGCGACATCATCACGCCCTATACCCGGCGGCAGTTCCAGCGTATGCGCGGGCGGAACCTGCCGGAGACGGCAACCATCTACCGCATCACGGGTAGCGTGCCGGACGGGGCAGGGGGACAGGTGGAGGCGTGGGGCGAGGTGGCGACCGTGCCCTGCCGCATCGCCTCGACCGGGTACAAGCCGGAGGAGCGCGAGTTCGTGGCTCAGCTGGCGGCACGGGTGACACTTGCGCTGGTGTTCGAGGTAGGCGCGGATGTGAGGGAGCAGGATTTCGTGCGGGTGGGGCCACGCCACTTCGAGGTGCTGGGGGTGCTGGGACCGTACTCGGAGGCGGCGGGGCTACGAGCGATTGTGACGGAGACGAGGTAGAGGGATGGTTACGCTTACCACGACAGTTCGCTTTGATAACCTCCCTGAACTCGCCGGACGGGCGCGGCAGCAGGGCGGCATCAACACCCGCAGCGCGGCGCTGGCTGTCAAGGAGCGCATCCAAGAGAGCATGGCCGAACCGAAGTCGGGCGAGGTGTACGGCGCGCATCAGGCCAGTGCGCCGGGGGAAGCCCCGGCCATTGAGGACCGCGAACTGGTGGAGAGCATAGAGGCGGTGAAAGTGGAGGCGTACACCTGGAACGTGCAGTCGGACGCGGAGCACGCGCCGATTCTGGAGTATGGCGGGGTGAACATGGAAGCCCGTCCGTTCATGGGACCAGCCGCCGATGCCACCATGCCAGAGTTCGAGGAGAGTATGAAGAGGCTGCTCGACTGATGCGTGGCGTAGAGAGCGTCGTCGCAGAGGAGTGGCTGGTGACGAGGCTGGCCGCGAACCCTGCGATTGCGGTGCTCGTCGGAGACCGCATCTTCGTGGACAGCATTCCAGGGCGCGGCAACGCAACCTTTCCACTGGTGTTCATCACGGGCAGCCCCGACCCTGACCTACTGCTGACTGGCGGCGTGCGCGTATGGACGGAGGGCCTGTATGCCGTGCGCGGCGTCGCGAGGGGACAGAGCTACAAAGAGGTGGCCCCGCTCGCCAGCGCGATTGACGAGGCACTGCACAACAAGAGCGGGAGTACGGCAGATGGCACGATTCTGGGTTGCCTGCGCGAGCAAGTCATGAAGATGCCGGAGAGTGACAACGGCGTGGCGTACCGACACCTGGGCGGGCTGTACCGCGTCTGGGTGCAATAGGAGGGAATCGAGATGGCAGACCGAGCAGGTGTTTTTCAGGTCACACAGATAGGGGTAGAGGCGTCTGGGGCACCGGGCGTCATCGTGCCCGCCAACAGGCGACTCATGGCGATGGAGATTGTGCCCGCCTCGCAGTTGAGCGCGGAAGCGTATGCCCCACGCGGGTACAAGTACGCGACCATCGCCGTACCGGGCGAGGACTGGACGCAGGCACCCGTAACGGGACGGCCCACCTACACCGAGCTCATCTACTTCCTGAGTGGGTTGCATGGCTTGCCCGTAACCACCACACCAAGCGGCGGCACGAACGCTTGCAAGCATGTCTGGACGCCCGATAGCGACGGCGCGGACGACATCCCAACCTTCTCAGTGGAGAATGGGAGCAGCCT